TAAACACATAATTTTGTTAGACGCTAAGTCTATTTCATCAATCAGAAGTACTGCTCCTTTTCTCATAGCTTTGAGAACTGGACCTTCTCTGAAAACAATGTTTCCATCAATTAGAGTATTTGATCCAATTAGATCATCTTCGTCTGTTTCGATAGTAACATTAACCCTGTAACATTCTCTTTTGAGTTTGGCACAGATTTGTTCAACCATCATAGTTTTACCATTTCCTGATAATCCTGTAATGAAGACTGGAAAAAACAATCCTGAATTCAGAATGTTTTTAAGATCACTAAAATGTCCGAATGGAACAAATTCTTTGATCACTTGAGGAACAACTGATATATCATTCATTAATACATCTACTGTTCCAACAGAAGTCGGACCTACTGGTAGATCGACTACATTTTGTTGAACCGCGACACCCGCTAGTTCAAGTGAATAAGTCCCATGACCTACTCTGAAATCTTTTTTAGTAAACCAAGAAGGAAACGGACAACCTGTCTCGGCTACCACCTTTTTGATTTGTGAAGTTGAAAATTCTGACTGACCAGGATATGTCTCCGAAGCCGCGTCAATGAATTTCTCATGTTGTGCTGTCAATTTAATCATTATATATTTACCTCTCTATTTAATTGATTATTTTTCATTATGTACATAGTATAACAAAAGTGTACCTGCGGTTACAAGTAATTTATTCATACTGCCATTTGTCCTACAAATTGATTTAAGATAACTCTCTGTAACATTTTGTTGTTACCAGATTTTACTAGAGCTCTTTTCAACTGAGCTTTAGTAGCACCTTCATCAACATTCAATTCATCTTCTTGATAGTTGATCTTTAGTTTTTTTGAATTGATCAAAATAGCTAAGTCATAAGAACCATCAGTAAATGATGTTGATAATTTGTTGAATTCTTTTTGATGTTTAGTAGCTGTCTCACCGTACAAGTTTTCTTTAGTACCACAGAACTTCTGTGCATCCCATACAATGTCAGCACCTCTACCTTCTTTTAGATAGAAACCAATAGTTCTAACACCAGTTGTTTCTTTTACCCATTCTAAAAGTCCATGAGTTACTCGGTCATGAGTTTTATCAACTGAGAATGTTTTATTAAATTTTTTGTCAACTAAGTTTCTGTTACGACCTGAACCGAAAACACAATGACTTGCACCATCAGTTAGTGTGATTAAACTACAAATATCTAAGTTGTAATCAACTTTGAAATCTCTAATGAAATCTCTCATAATAACAAGTGAATGATCAAGTGGTGTACCACTTAGATTTAAATTAGAAGGTACTGACCATCTTCCATCATGATTTACTGACTCATCACCGTAATAATCATATCTACTTTCGATTGACATAGCTAGTTGTAACCAGTTTTCCATACTTCTGTTAAATTCAGAATTAGTCATTGTGTCGTTGAAAATTTCTAGTAAAGCTACATCACCGATACTCCATTGTCTTTCATTAGTCTCAGCTTTTTTACCATACATTTTTGTTTCTTGTTCTTCTCTTATTTGAGTTTCTATTTGACTTCTAGCTTCTTTGTATTCTTTTGAATCATATTCAAATTTATCACAAGCTTCATAAACTCTGTTATAACTTCTACTGTAACCATCTGAGAAAGCAAATAGTCTGAAAGGTATCTGTAATCTTCTACAGAACATTGAAAGTAAAGATGCTTGTTCTACAGTTGATTGAACTGTACCATGCATTGAACCTGACCAATCAAGTAACATTACAACACCATGATTTTTACCTTCTGGAATAATTTCAACTCTATTGAAAATATCATCTTTCAATTTAAACAAGTGAAGTTTGTTCATATCAAGTTCACCTGACTTTGAAGACCAACTTCTGTTATAAGCAGCGGCCGCTTTCTTCATTTCAAATTCTTTTACCATGTATCCGATAATTTTTTTGTTATCATCTTGAAACTTTTTAGTATAAGCTTTGATCGGATCCCTATCTAATTTATGACCTTGAAAATCTGGATCTGAAATAAGTTTGTCAATTTCTTTGTAATCAACAATGTAATTTTTGTATTTGATTTTGTCTTCTACTACATAGTATGAAGGTTCGTCATAAAATTCTGTTTTTTGAACTAGTTGATCTTCATTCTCTCTGAATGATTCGTCTGTATTTGACTTGTTCATTTCATCTTGAAGTTTTTCAGAAGATGATTGACCACCTTCTTCGTCTGATTCTTCGTCTGTTTCTTCGTTAGAAGTTTGTTCATTACTTTCAGATTCTTCACCATCAGAGTTTTCTTCTGAGTCTTCGTCTGATTCACCTTTCGCGTCTGAACCATCTGAATCTGATTCAGATTCTTCTTCTTCGATTTCTACAGTAAATGAATCACCACTTTGTTGATCATCATCTTCTGGACCTTCTTGTTCTTCCATTTGATCTAACAAGTCTTGAAGTTCTTGTTGAGTCAATGACTCTAATTCTTCTTCGGTTAATTGTTGTTGTCTATCAAAAAGTTCAAGAGCTAATTCCATAACTTCTTCGAAAGTGTTTAGATTTTCACATCTTTTAATATAAGGTGTTTCTTCTTCATTGAATTCAATCATAGTTGTTGAACCAATTTTAAAGAAAAGATTAATTCTATCGATTAAATTTAATTCATTTAAATTTTTACCTCTGATACCAAAGAAATCTTGATTAGCTAATTCTCTATACCCAGCATAGAATGATCTTCTCAATCCAGGATATTTAGCTTTGATCATTTTTTCAATTCTACAATCTTCGATAACATTTAAGTATCCTTTGAAGACCATACCTTTATCAGAAACAGCTCCATGCCAACCATCGGCCGGAGTATTAAGAGCATGTCCTACTTCATGACCCATAAACAGATCATAGAGTTGAGGACTCATATCTTCTTTAAGAATAGGACAGACTAATGTTCTATTTTTAACATCAAAGTAAGCTGTCGGAACATTTTTGTGTAAAACATTAATATCTTCCGTAGCCATCAACTTAGCTAGTAAGTCTTTATTTGTATTTTGAATCTCAATCATTTATATAGTATATCAAAAGTGTACCCGTGGTTACAAGTACTAGAATCTTTTAATATGAAATTTACCTCTTTTTTCATTTTGTACACATAGTATAACAAAAGTGTACCCGCGGTTTCAACTACATAAATTCAAACCAACTTGTAATAATATATTTTGTAGTCTTCGATTGAAGTCCACAATGATAAAATGGTAATCCTGCTGGCCATATCGCTACTGAACCTACTGTTGGTGTAATAGCCGTACCACACATAGGAAATACTGTCTGACCACCTTCTTTCACATCATTTAAATAAACTATCAAAGCTAGATACTTTTTATAGTGATCTTTACCTGACTCTATGTGAACAGCTGGATATCCTTTGTCTGTAGGTAAATATCGTTGAATTTGAAGTGATCTGAACCCTGTACTATAAATATCAGTTAATGGTTTATCGTGTGGTTTATAATCATCATGACATAATGAATGTAGATAATTCTCGTAATCAGAACCTAACGGATATAATTTTTCAAATAATTCGTTTTTGTAGTCTACTGCTTGGGCTCTTTTATCACCGATAAGTTGCATTTCGGTGGTCTGTTTCCTGTGATCATCTGTCCGGAATGTGTATTCAGTATGGTCAAAGTATGTACATAAATCCATACACCAATCAGAACAGAATACATGATCATATACTTTGATACATTCTGATAAGTGGGTACTGTTTGATTTCTGTAATTCAAAGTGTAAGTCCATTATAACGCGAATCTAGCTTTAAACTTTTCTTTACCTCGTCTTCTCATTTTTTGAATTTTTTTAGCTTTCTCAAAAGCTCTTTGTCTAGCGAATGGTCCGATTCTATCTATAAAAAGAATACCATCTAAATGATCTAGTTCATGTTGAAATACTCTAGCTGTTAGACCATCTAAATTTTGTTTTTCTTCTTCACCTAATTCATTCTGATACGATACTACAATTTCAGCTGGTCTAACTACTCTAGCGAATACATCTGGTATTGATAAACAACCTTCTTCCATAGTATTCATGTTATCTGAGATATCTACAATTTTTGGATTGACACATACTAGTGAGTCTTCTTTCTTTTCACCTCTCATAGCGAACATTCTAACATCATGTCCTAACTGATTAGCTGATATACCAAGACCTGATTCTAACCACATAGCATTGATTAGCTCTTCTTTGAGTTTGAAAATTTCATCTTTCTTAAAATCAAACTCTCTTGTCTTAGCTCTTAGTTGTTTTTCAGTTTTTACTATCATTTTATCACCATGGTAACATTGTCATACCAAGTTGGTTCAAACCCAACTCTAATAATATGAATATCAGTAGACATGGACCTAACTGCCAAGCCCACCATTTCCAACCTTCTAAACTGTCTACCCATTGTCTGAGTTTACTGTTTCTAGCTTTATCATAGGCACCAGACTTCTCACCAATTTGTTCTGCCCAATGGTTTGGGTCTACCCAATCTTTTAGTTTTTTTAAAAATTTAATTATCATTTTATCCTACTAAAGTTATTTGTTTTCTCAAATTCAATAATGTTATTGAACTTCTCATTCATTGACTCACCTTTGTGAGATATAATAAATGTATTTGTGTTATCATCTAATGTATGTAGTATTTTTAAAAATTCGTCTGTACCACCTTCATCAAGTGAACTATCAAATACTTCGTCAAGAATTAGTAAGTTAGTGTTAACTGAGTTCTTTAACTTAGCTATCGCTCTCCAAGTGAATAGTAATGATAAATCTATTCTCATCTTTTCACCTTCACTAAATGAAGAATACGAAAAGTTGTCTCTATATCTTGACTTAATCTGTTCATTAAATTCTTCATCAAGTTCGAACTGAACAAAAAACTCCATACTCGCGAGATACTTGTTGATCAACTTATTCATAATCGGTAAATACTGTCTTATGATCTTAGTTTTGATACCACTATCTCTGAGTAAGATATCAGCTAGTTCGTGATAATGTTTTTGTTCTGAAGCGTTCTGTTCCATACCTTGTAAAACTTCTAAAGCTTTTCTGTACTTATCTAATTGTTCTTTATCGTCTTCTGTATGTTCTTGTTCTTTTAATTCATCAATCTGTAATTGTAATTTGTTGATATACTTTTCATTTGTATCTATAAGATTCTGTTCTTGTTGAATCATTTTCTGAGATTCAGCTATCTCTTTATGTACTTCATTAATTTCTTCAAGTCTCTTATTAATTCTTTGTATAGTCTCACTATAAGTTGAAAGTCTTTGATCAATTTCTTTAATGTTGATTGATCTTTCTGTACATATATGATCTTTGTGTTCTGACTCAATATCTTGTTTACAAGTCGGACATTCGTCATTATCTTCATAGAATTTTAATTCTTTAATAAATTTTCTTCTCTCATTCTCAAAATCTTTTTCACTTTGTAGAGTAACTTCTAATGATTTACGAACTGGATCTTCATCTTCTATTAGATTCATACAAGTTTGTACATTTGACATATCGGCTCGAATATTTGTTTTGTATTCTATTATTTGAGTTTCGTGTTCATTAATGTCAGCTGTTAGTTTAGTAATCATTTCATCACGATTTTCTTCTAATCGTTTCATTGATTCTTCTTGACTCTGAATTTTGTTCTCACCGATTCTAATATTTGTCTTTATATCATTGAACTCATTTCTTAATGTAGCTGATCTCTGTCTGAGACATTCTTTCATTACTGAGAATATTTGAATATCAAGTATATCTTCTATAATCGCTCGTCTTTCAGGTGTGTTTAACTGCATGAAAGGTGTAAATGTTGATGAACCTAATACAACAACTTGAGTAAATGATTTATAGTTTAGTTTTAGAATCTGTTGTTCTAAGATAGCTTGATAGTCTCTAACAGAAGCGTCTTGATGTAACATTTTACCGTCACGATATATCTCAAACTTATTTGGTTTGATACTTCTCATTACACGATATCTGTTTCTACCGATTTGAAATTCTACTTCTACAACTAATTGTTTTTGATTAATAGAATTAACTAAAGCCGTTTTTGGTATCTTTCTAAAAGCTCTTCCGAACAAAGCGAATGTCAAAGCGTCAAGTAATGTTGATTTACCTGAACCATTTGAACCGATTATTAATGATGTTTTCTTTCTTGATAAATCTATCTCTGTAAATTCATTACCCGTTGATAGAAAATTTTTATATTTTACTTTATGAAATTTTATCATATCCTAATTTAATATATCTTTCTTGGTATGTTATAGCATTATCTATACTTACTGTCATATGTGAAGTCATTTCTTGTTGAGAAGCTTCGTAAGACTCGTATATTCTACAAGTATCATTATCATTGATTGTGAACTCAATACTATGACCTTCCATCGTCCATGTACCAGCGTACAGTAATTTATCTTCCATTATGATATGACCTTCGGACCTGGGGGAGTTATTATGGAACTGAACGCGTCTTGATATTGATTTTTCAATTTTTGTTCAGGATCAACTGTCCATACGATATTATCTGGATTAAGTGTAATATTACCGTCTCCAAGAATATTGTAAGGATACAAGTTGACTTTAGGGCCTTGACCTTCTTGTGCTTGTTGATGAATGAAAAGAGGATTCTCTACTTCATGTGTTTCTTCATTGTAATCAGCGATT